ACGATTATTTTTTCGCCCGGCAGAGAAAGGATGCGCTGACCGAAAATTACCGTCAACAATACACGGACAACATAGCTGCCTGCCAAGGGCAAATCCGCACCCCGCCAGCCGCCCAAGCGACAGTGTATGCGCGTAAAGGTATCAGGCTGCCGTTGAATAATTGTTTGCCGGTATTGGCCGGAGATGAAGAATTTGATACCTACACCTGCCCGATGGAAGTAAAATAGGCCGTCTGAAACCCAGCCCGAGAGCAAAAGCCCTCGGGCTTTTTGCTGCCTGTCTGACATGGGGCAGGCGCGGTGCCAAATAAGCGGACAGGATAATCAAGGCTCGATAACAGACTAAGCAGGACGAATCTATGAGCAAGATTATTGTGCTGACCGCAGGCCACAGCAACACCGACCCGGGTGCGGTAAACGGCAGCGACCGCGAAGCAGACATCGCGCAGGATATACGCAATATTGTGGCATCTATTTTACGTGACGATTACGGGCTGACTGTCAGAACCGACGGAGAAGGAAAGGGCAACCTGCCGCTACGCGAGGCGGTGAAGCTGATACGCGGTTCGGATGTAGCGATTGAGTTCCACACCAATGCTGCCGCCAGCAAAGCGGCAACGGGCGTCGAGGCATTGAGTACGCCGAAAAACAAGCGTTGGTGTCAGGTGTTGAGCCGCGCTGTGGCCGATGCGACCGGCTGGAAGCTGCGCGGCGACGGCGGGTTTAAACCGGACAATGCGGGCCAGCACAGCCGTTTGGCTTATGCGCAGGCGGGCGGCATTGTGTTCGAGCCGTTTTTTATCAGCAATGATGCCGACCTCAAGCTCTTTAAGGAACGCAAGTGGGCTATTTGCCGCACGATTGCGACGGCCATTGCGATGGAAGTGGGAGCGGCACGGGTATGAACATTATCGGTAGTCTGAAAGAAGCCGCTTATTATTTTTTGGCAACATTAATTGGCCCAAATCCAAGCTATGAGCAAGTAAACCGTGCACTTGTCCGTATGCCTAGGGTACGTCCTTTGAACAGCTATCCGCGTCCTAGTTACGGTAAGTCAGGCGTGGCCGCAGCCAAACGGGCGGCGCGTAAACGCAAGGCGAAAAAATGCTGAAAGCACGTCTGATTTGTTGGATTCTGAATTTGGTATCGAATGATTGGGAAGTCCGAATTGAAACACGCTGTATCGGCAATGGTTATTACGACCGCCCAATCATTGTGAAAAAAAAGCACTGATATTTGTCGGGCATAAATGCCCGACCTACGGGATAAATAATGCGTATTTTGGATATTTTTAAAAACCCGGCTACGGGCAATGTGTCGCACTCGAAACTGTGGGCAAATGTTGCCTGCGCGGCGGGGACGTTTAAATTTGTGATGCTGCCTAACCCGGCGGCAGAGATTTGGGCGGTGTATTTGGGCATCGTCGGCGGCTATGCTGTGGCGCGCTCGTTTGTCAGCGTGAAGCGGCAAGAATTGGAGAGCGACCATGCCCGTGAAACTGATTAAATACCTGCCCCATTTGGTCGCGGCGTTGCTGCTGGCGGCGGCGTTGGGGTTGGCCTACCGTGCGGGCTTTCAGACGGCCTATCACAAACAGCAGGTCATTATCGAACAGGCGGAAAAAGACAAGTCCGCCGCGCTCTTGGCATCCAGCCGGGCATTTGCCGCGGAATTGGAACGGGCCAACGCGAGGCAGCAGGAGCAGGCGGAAAAAACGAAACAGGCAGGCATTAAGCTGGCGGCAGCCAATGCTGAAATAGGCCGTCTGAAACAGCAATACAGGAAAGGGATTCACCATGCAATCGAACAGGATAAAAGCATTGCCGGCAATGCTTGTATTGACGGCTTGGGCGCTCACGGGCTGCGCCAATACCGCCAAGCCCTCGGATACGGTGCCGATTAAGGTCGAGGTACCGGTTATGCCCGCGCCACCTGCGGCCTTGATGGTACCGCCGGTACGCCCTGCTCCTCCGGAAAGCGGCAGCACCCGCGCTTTGCTTGAACACGCTGTGGAGTTTGGCGGCTATGTTGCCGAACTTGAAAACCAAAACGCGGCATGGCGCGATTGGGCGGACAACCACTCCCGCAAAGTCGGCGACTGACAAAAAAGCCCGCGTAGGGTGCGGGCTGAAGGTGAAAGCGGATTTTATACCTCTTTTACAGGGGTGGCGGCGGTGGTGCTTTTCAGCAAATCGACTGCGTGCTGGCAGTTTTGCTTGCTGGTGTAGCCTTCGCCCTGAGCGATGATTTCATGGTTGGCTGCTTTCAAACGCCAACGGTATTCGCCTTTTGCGTCTTTATAGATTTCAAAATACATAAGGTTTCTCCTATGAATGAGTACACGTTTTCTTACCGCTTTAACGGCAAGTCCTGGTCATTGAGCATTTGGGCGGACAGCCCCGAAGAAGCCCGGGCAAAATTTCGGGCTGCCCGGGAAAATGCGCAGTATGACGGTGAAGTTATAGCAAAGGTTTGTACATTTGTAAATATTTCATGGGTTAATAAATTGTACAAGCGGATAAAATATTTAATGGGTATCAAAGAATGACCGTATACCGTGAATTAATTGAACGTCAGTTGGCGGTGCGCCAAGCGGGTTTGCAAATCGGGCTGCAAAAGGCCAACGAGCAAGAGCCGTTTATCGCGGCGGTGGCCGAAACTTTAAGCCGCACGATGTGGGGCTATGCGATGCGGATGGATGCGCGGTTTGAAGTAACGTTTATCGTAGATTTGGGCCATGTGGCCTTCGAGCATCAATTCACTGCGGTCAAACAGGCGCTGAAGGAAAAATTCGAGGTGGAAGCCGATGGGGATGCGCTGACTGTGGAATCCGACCGCCTGCCCTATGGTATTGCGGCCTGCCGGGTGGTGTTCGGAGATGTGTCATGAGCGGAGATACACCGATTACCGTGGAATATGTGTTCGGCACGTTGGTATCGTTTCTGATTGCTTTATTGTGGTATTGGGTAAAAAGCATTTCAGACGGCCTGAAAGAAGCCCGCAAAGATCGTGATGAACTGCTCGGCAGGTTGCATAGCGTAGAAACATCTTATCAGACGAAAGCGGAAGCAAAAGACAACAGGAACGAAATCTTGAACCTGTTGCGTGAAATCAAGGCTGATTTGAAAGAAGTCGGCCAGAAAATCGAACGGAAGGCAGACAAATAATGCAAAACCAAGACCCTATTTTAAGAGCGTTGGCCGAAATCAACGGCAAGCAGGACAAATTGTTACAAAATCAGGAACGCATGGATGCGGAAATCAAGAAAATTCATGCCGACTGCCGCCGCACTTCGGCAACCACCGGCGCGGCCGCAGGCGCGATTTCGGGCGGCATTGTGGCTACGGGCATCGCATTTGCCCGCGCCAAGTTGGGGCTGTAACGATGGCGCATCCGAAGGCGACCCGCGACAAACTGCGGGCACTCTACTGCAACGGCGAGCAGAGCCTTGAGACGGCGGCGGCTTTATGCGGCGTATCGCTCGGCACTGCCCGCCGCTGGCGCGATGAGGCCAAGGCGCAGGGCGACGACTGGAACAAGCTGCGCGCGGCCCATACGCTGGCCGGCGGCAGCATAGACGAAATCGCGCGGGCGATGATGACGTCGTTTCTGGTGCAGTATCAGGCGACGATGACGATGTTGCAGGATGCGGAAGTGGAAGATTTGCCGCCGAGCAAACGGGTGCAGCTGCTGGCGAGTTTGGCCGATGCGTTTACCAAAACGGTGGCGGCAAATAAACGGGTGTTGCCGGAAACCTCGCAACTGGCGACGGCGTTGGAGTTGTTGCAGTTTCTGATGGTATTCGTGCAAGAAAAACACCCCAAACATTTGGCTGCCTTTGTGGAGGTGTTGGAGCCGTTCGGGGTGGAGGTGGAGAGGAAGTTTGGTTAGTTGGGTGCTTTTACTGAAGTATAAGCATTATAAATTGGTACATATTTAGCTCTTCCTTCTTGGACAAGCTCGATAGCGCAATTTTCGATATCTAAATAGCCTGCACTTATGCCTAGGTTGTGAAGAATTTTAGGCTGCATATTAGCTACATCGATACCACAAAATGGATAATGTAAAGGTTCATTTATTTTGATACGATTTTCTTTCTCAAACTCATAGTAGGCTTCAATCACCTGATAAATAATGTCTTTTAATGCTTCCGGCATTTTAATATCCTTATGAAAAATAAAGATTTCCTTAAATCCCTGTCCGCCCTTGCCGCCAATCTGCGTCAAGTCATCGAGGCCGAAGTAGACGGTTTCGATGCTTCGCCGACGGCGGTGGCCGAGCGGCGGGCGAAGGTATTTGACCCGGTAGGCGGTTACGAGTATTTCGTCAACACCTACTTCCCGCATTATATCCGTTCGCCTGAAAAATCCGACCTGCACCGTTTCTTATTCAGGCGTTTACCGGAAATCGTCGAATCCCCGGAAGGCGAGAACGAAGCGGTTGGCGCGCCGCGCGGCGAGGGTAAATCGACGCAGGTTACGCAGTTGTTTACTTTGTGGTGCATTGTAACGGGACGCAAGCATTACTGCGTGATTGTGATGGACAGCATAGACCAGGCATACCCGATGCTTGAAGCCATCAAAGCGGAATTGGAGTTTAATCCCCGCCTGAAAACCGATTTTGCGGATGTCTGCGGCCAAGGCCGCGTGTGGCAGGCAGGTACCATCGTAACGGCCAACGACATCAAGGTGCAGGTGGCGGGCAGCGGCAAAAAGCTGCGCGGATTGCGCCACGGTCCTTACCGTCCCGACCTGACTATTTTGGACGATATTGAAAACGACGAACAAGTCCGAAATCCCGAACAGCGCGACAAGCTCAATGCGTGGCTGACGAAAACCGTGCTGCCGCTCGGCGGCGTGGGGCAAAAATACGATGTGATTTATATCGGCACGATTTTGCATTACGACAGTGTGTTAAACCGAACGCTCAATAATCCGTTTTGGAAAGGCATCAAGTTTAAAGCCATGTTGAAATGGCCCGACCGCATGGATTTGTGGGACAGATGGGAAGAGTTGTACCGCAATGAAGGTGAGTTGGTGGCCGATGCGTTCTATCAAACGAACAAAGCGGAAATGGAACGCGGGGCGGAAACCTCTTGGGCGGCGCGCGGCGTGCTGGCATTGATGAAAATCCGCGCCCGCGACGGACACGCGGCTTTCGATTCGGAATATCAGAATGATCCGGTGAGCGGTGAAGATGCCCCGTTTGCCCAATCCATGCAGTTTTGGGCGGAGCTGCCCGCCGATTTGGTGTATTTCGGCGCGCTAGACCCTTCGCTAGGCAAAGCGGGGGCCAGCCGCGACCCGAGTGCGATTATCGTGGGCGGGTATCAAAGAAGCAGCGGCAAGCTGTTTATCGTGGAAGCGCAGATTAAGAAGCGTTTACCCGATTTGATTATTGAAGACGTTATCCGCTTGCACGCGCAATATAAGTGTAAGCTGTGGTTTGTGGAAACGGTGCAGTTTCAGGAATTCCTAAAGGACGAGCTGGTAAAACGAAGTGCGGCAAAAGGCATTCCCGTACCGGCGCGGGCGGTCAAACCGATTGCCGACAAGCTGCTGCGAATTGAGACTTTGCAGCCGCACATGGCCAACGGGTTGATTTTACTTCATGCCAATCAGCAAACCTTAATCCAACAGTTTCGCCATTTTCCCAAGGCAGACCATGACGACGGCCCCGATGCGGTGCATATGTTGTGGTCGGGGGCAACGGCCAACAGTGCGCCGGTGGAATATATGGCGGTGACGAAACATGGGGCGGACGGCGGCTTCGGCAGCGGCGCATGGTGAAACTGACACCGGGCAGGGCTTACGATTAATGCAGGCAGCAGAGAATTGGGGCAAGTTTAACTTGCCCTTTTTTTATTTATGAAAAACATTTTCAGCAGTGCATTGAGCAAAATTCTGCCGGGCCGCTATACACCGAAATCTACCCCGCAAACGGCGGAAATTACCCAAAACACCCAGACTCACGAACACCCGAGCAAAGGTTTGACACCGCAGAAGCTGCACGGCATTTTGGAAGCTGCCGAGCGCGGCGATATGAAGGCGCAGTCGGAACTCTTTGCCGACATCGAGGAGAAAGACGGCCATATCTTTTCCGAGATGAGCAAGCGCAAGCGGGCGGTCATCGGGCTGGATTGGCGCGTGATGCCGCCGCCGGACAGCACCGACGCCGAACGGCGGCTGGCCGAAGAAGTCAAGGGATGGATTGAGCGTCTGCCCGATTTCGAAGACATGATGTTCGACCTTTTGGATGCAGTCGGGCACGGCTTTGCCTGTGTGGAAATCGAATGGCAGCAAATAGGCGGCCTGTGGCTGCCAAAAAACTTTATCCACCGTCCGCAAGGCTGGTTTAAGGTGGACGGTGCCGATAATGTGCGGTTGGCCAAACAGGATAATCCGGATGGGGAAGAGCTGTGGGCGTTCGGCTGGCTGGTACACAAACACCGCAGCCGTTCGGGTTTGCTGGTACGCGGCGGGCTGATGCGCACGCTGGTTTGGCCGTATCTGTTTAAGAATTATTCGGTGCGCGATTTGGCCGAGTTTCTGGAAATCTACGGTCTGCCGACGCGCTTGGGCAAATATGCGGTGGGGGCGGACGAAACCGATAAAACCACGCTGCTGCGGGCGGTAAAGGAAATCGGACACAACGCCGCGGGCATTATCCCCGAAACCATGAATATCGAATTGCTTAATGCCGCCAACGGCAGCAGCGAGCCGTTTATGGCGATGATCGACTGGGCGGATAAAACATCGTCGAAAGCGATTCTGGGCGGTACGCTTACCAGCATGGCCGACGGTAAAACCAGTACCAACGCGCTGGGTCAGGTGCATAACGAGGTGCGCCATGATTTGTTGGTGTCGGATGCCAAGCAGCTTGCCGGTACGATAACGCAGCAACTGATTCTGCCCCTGCTGCGGCTGAATAAAGGCAACGTGGATGAAACCCGCCTGCCGCGTTTCCAGTTTGATACGCAGCTACCCGAAGATATGGCGGTTTACGCCGAATCTTTGCCTAGGCTGGTAGAGATGGGCATGAAGATTCCGCTGGCGTGGGCGCAGGAAAAACTGGCGATTCCGCTGGCTTCGGACGACGAGCCGGTATTGGCTTTGCAGACGGCTGAAAGCGAAGGTGTCAAAGTTGCGCCGTTAAGTTACCGCCGCGTGGCCTTGAGCAGGCAGGGCGAAATCTTGGATATGGGGCAGGCGGCCATCGATAACGCAGGTTTGGGCAAAATCGCCCTGCCCGAGCATATCGAGCCGTTTTTGCGCGGGTTGGGTCAGGCTTTGGCCGAGGGCGACAGCTATGAAGAGGTGCAGGAGCGGCTGTTGCGTGCTTATCCGCATTTAGACAGCGCCGAATTTCAGACGGCCTTGGCGCGGGTGATTTTCATCTCCGACCTGTGGGGGCGGCTCAATGGCTGATTTGGGTTTTGCCTTCAGTTTGAAGCCGGAAGCGGCGGTCAAATATTTTGAAGGTTTGGGCTACCATATCCCGCCCGACTGGGATGTGAAATGGAATGAGGCGCAGACTAAGGCGCGGATGATTGCAGGCATACACAGGCAGGATATTGTCGGCGAGTTTCACGCGGCAATGTATGAAGCGGCGAAATCGGGCAAATCGTTTGAGGCTTGGCGCGATGAAGTGCAAGGCCGTCTGAAAGCACATGACTGGCATCTGCTCAAAGACGGCGATATTGTGGACGGAGACACCGGCGAAGTCCTCGGACGCGGCATTACCAAACACCGTATGGAAACGATTTTCCGCACGCAGATGCAATCGGCTTACATGGCCGGTCATTGGCAGGCGTTTGAAGAAGGTCGGGATGATGCGCCGTGGCTGCAATACTCGGCCATTTTGGACAGCCGCACACGCCAAAGCCATGCGGCAGCGCATGGTGCGGTGTATCACATCGACGACCCGTTTTGGGATTACTTCTACCCGCCAAACGGCTTCAATTGCCGCTGTACCGTGCGGGCGCTTTCAGACAGTGATTTGAAACGGCGCAATCTGCTGCCGCAAAAAGCACAGCTTGAAGATACGGAAGTGGTGGTCAACCGCAAGGGCGATACCCGCCCTGCCAAAGCGGTAAAGCTGCCGGACGGCCGCCGTTTTTATACCGATGCGGGCTTTCAGCACAATGTCGGTAAAAGCCATTTGGCCAACTTGGGGCAGTTGCAGATGCAGCGTGCAGTGGAACTGCCGCCGAAACTGGCGAGCGTATCGATTCAGACGGCCTTAAAACAGCCTGATTTGATGCGGGCGGTATCGCAACAGGCGGCGCAAATGGTACGGCGGGTGGATGCGGAAAAAGTAGCGCGCGGGAAAACGCTGTATGTGGGCGCATTGGCCCTGCCCGTGTTGGACGCATTGGCGGCAAGGAAAATTTACCCGCAATCCGCCGTGATTGCCATAAGCGACGAGCGGGTATTGCACGCTTTGCGCGACAAGAAGGTCAAGCCGCTGCCGGTATCGTTTTGGGAGAGGATACCCGAACTGCTGCAAGAACCGGAGCAGATTTTATTAGGTAAGGCGGGACGAAATGACGATGCCAAACAGTTTTTGGCATTTGTGTATCCGCTGCCGGCAGGCAAGGGGAAGCTGGTGGTAACGCTGGACTATGATGTGAAAACCCGACATCCGTTTACAGGTAAGAAAGAATATCTGACCTTGAATATGGTCAACACCGGCATGATTGCCGAAACGGATAAACAGGTGGATAGCTTACTGTACGGGTATGAAACAATATGGAAAAAGCCATAAAACTCTTTGCCTGATTCGAACAGGATAATACGCGACACGGTAACGTGGCCGTAACCTTTCCAGTAGGAAACCCGAGTTTTATGGCTGTTGGAACCAATATACCATGATTGAGATAAAAATCAACACAGACACCCTGCAAAACAGCTTGAACGCTGCGGCGCGGCGTACCGCCCACACCAAGCCTTTGATGACGCAGCTTGCCCGCATCATGCGCAACGCCGTACTGGATAATTTCGCTGCTGGAGGCCGTCCCGCTTGGGCGCCGCGCAAATATCCGGCAGCGCGTGAAGGTTCGGGGCTGTTGCAAGCCAGCGGCCGCCTGCGCAATTCGATTACGCCGAGCAGTACCAACGATACGGCGGTGGTCGGCACCAATGTGGAATATGCGGCTATCCATAACTTCGGCGGGAAAACCTCGCCACACTTGATTAGACCGAAAAAAGGCAAAGCGTTGAAATTCGGCGGCCGCTTTGCCAAGCAGGTTAACCACCCCGGCAGCAATATTCCCGCACGCCCGTTTATGACCCTGCAACCGGAGGACGAAAAGGCCCTATCCGATGCGGTGGCGGAATATCTGGCACAGGCCATTCAGGGGCGGTAATCATGCCTGCCTGAAAAATGCCGCAAAACAGCCCGAAAACGCCCTAACCCATACTTACCCCTACCCATCGCCTGAAAATCAATCCTGCGCGCGTTTGAACACCTTTTGAACACTATCCCGCGCGTATCTCTGCAAGTACATTTCCCTTCCCTAGAAATTCATCTGTCTGACATCGGCCAAGCTTTGACGAGGACGCGGCTGCCGCACAATGCGGGCTATGGACACCAAAACCCTTCTTGCCGCCTTATCCGCCGCCCATGTCGGCGGTTCGGACGGCTTAATCAAAATCGTACCCAAAGGCCAATTTGCACCGGTTGACGGCCGCACCGATACGGGTGTGCCGCACTGGACGATGTCCGCCGACTTGGCGCAGCAAATCATTGCCGCCTTTGACGCCGCACAAACCGACCTTGTGGTCGACTACGAACACGCCACGCTGAAAGCCGCCGAAACGGGGCAGCAAAACCCTGCCGCCGGCTGGATCAGCAAATATGTATGGGATGACGAGCGCGGCCTGATGGGCGAAGTGAAATGGACGCAACGCGCCAAAGACATGATAGACAGCGGCGAATACCGCTATCTGTCGCCGGTACTCGAATACGACACACTGGGCAATGTACGCGGGCTGCACAGTGTGGCGTTGACCAATTCGCCCGCACTGGACGGCATGGCTCTGGCTGCATTGAGCCGCCAAAACTCTATCAACCCCAAACAGGAAACAAGTATGAACAAGGAAGCTTTAATCAAGCTCTTGGGCTTGGCGGCGGATGCCGACGACAAAGCCATCGAAGCGGCTTTGGCCGAAGCACAGGAAAAGCTGGGCGGTAAAACGCTCGCCGAAGCACTGGCCGCACCCAAAGAAGAACCGCAAGGTGGCGAAGGCGATAAAGGCACTGCCGGCAAACCCGAAGACAAGCCGCAAGGCGGCAATGCCGACGACGGCGAAGTGGCCGAACTCAAAGCGCAAGTGGCCGCGTTGAGCAAGAAAGTGATTGCAATGGAAGTGGGCGGCACTTCAGACGGCCTGATCCGTGCCGCGCTTTCAGACGGCCGCCTGTTGCCGCATCAAGAAGCATCGGCGCGCCAACTGGCCGCCAAAGACCCTGAAGCGTTTAAAGCCCTGATTGACGGCAGCTTGGCACTGGCCGC